GGTGCTCCGACAACCATGGCTACACCTCAACGGCCACCAGCTCCTCGATCTTGATGCGCACCTTTTTCTCGCGCGCAATCTTCATCAGCTCCGGCCAGTGCCGCTGCGGGATCTGGCCCCCAGTGCCTTCGGGCCGTGGCTGGCACCAGCGGCTGAGCGTGCTCTTGTCCAAGTTCAGGCGTTCAGCGACCTCGGTCTTGCCGCCCAGGCGTTGGATGACCTCGTAGGCCGGGGAGAGGGTGTGGATCGTGGGGATTGGCATTTGCACTCCGTGTTGTTGTTGCCGCAATCTTGAGGCTGCTCATTGTATGAGGTTGACGCAACATGGAGAGACTGCCACTATCTAGTCCCTGTTGATTAAGAAGCGGCTGTTTCGCTTTGCGTAGCTATGAACACACAATGGTTTCGTGATCGGCTTGCCGACAAGAAGTTGTCGCAGAGAAGGTTGGCGAAGATGTTGGAACTTGACCCAGCAGCGGTGTCCCTCATGTTCAGAGGCATGCGCCGCATCACGCCCCACGAGGCGCACCAGATCTCGGTCATTCTCGGCGTGCCCCTGAATGAGGTGATGCGCAACGCCGGCATCGAGGTGACCGAGGACGTCAGGCGCTGCCCGGTGGCCGCGCACGTGGACGAGCACGGTGTGGTTACATCAATGCCCCCGCGAACTCACGACGACGTCATTGGCCCTGGTGACTGTCCTGTTGGGACGTTCGCAATCCAGGTGCGCTCGCACTCCAGCACCAAGGACGGGTGGCTGCTGTTCGTGACGCCGGCCCAGGTGGAGCCCGCAGACAACATCGACCAGCTGTGCCTGGTGGCCACGGGCGACGGCCGGCAGATCCTGGCCGTGGTGCGCCGCGGCTACCGCCGGGACACGCACAACCTGATCATCTGGCCGTCCAACGAGATGGTGTCGGACGCCTCGATCGCCTGGACCTCCACGGTCCTCTGGATCAAGCCCCTGTATTGACCTGTCGGGCTGTAGGGTTTATCCCTACTAAATAGTCGGTTTAAGTGTTGCGCTATTCGCATCGTGGAGCTACATTCACTTCATCGCAACACGAACCGGAGCCCGAACCATGAACACTACCCACACACCTGGAACTTGGCAGTCCGTACCCGTCCCTATGTCTGAGGGCGGCATCATGCGCCGCATTAACGCGAACGGCAGGACGATTGCCAAAGTCAACATTCGAATTGGCCAGGCCGAACAAGAAGCGATCGCAAACGCAGCGCTGATTGCCGCCGCGCCGGAGCTTTTGGCCGTCCTGCGCCGCTGCGTCGAAGGCATGGCGATACACATGCCTGCCGCGACCGCATTGCACGACGCCCGCGCCATCATTGCCAAGGCCACTGGTGCCTGACGCCCCTCCCCCAGTCTGGCCCTTCCCCACGTACAAGGGCCAGCCCTACAAACCGCAACGCCGGCCAAAGCAAGACCCCACCAAGAACTACCCGCCGGCACCCTTCTGACCCACGACAGGACCCACACCATGCTTCGACCCTCTCACTTCCGCACGCCCCGCACCATCCACGAGGCCTGCTTCACCGACTGCAGCTACATCTACCGCACGCCTGGCGAGCGCCGCATGGCCAAGGCTGCGGACGTCGCCTTCGCCACCGCGCTTGGCATCGCAGGAGCTTCTTTGCTGTTTTACTGGCTCAGTCTTTGAGCCACTGTGATGCGATTCTGGCAACTCATCAACCGGAGCACAACATGACCATCACCTTCCAACCCCTTGAGGAGTACCGCAAAGCTCTGCAGAGCTTCGACTGGCTCTACGACTACAGCGACGACCACGCCTTCTGGGCCAAGTCCAAGCGCGAATACGACCGGCTCTGGGACCAGGCAAAGATCAGCGACGACCACCGCCAGGTGTGGGACGAGGAGCAGGCCCGGCGCAAGGCCGAGATGGAGAAGCGCGAGGCGCAGTACCGGACGCGCCTGCAGGCCCGCAACGAAATCAACGACTGAAGGACAACACCATGGCATTCGACCTCTCATCCATCCGCCGCACCAAGAGGCTGCGCGCCCCCAAGATCGTCATCGCCGGCCCCGGCAAGATCGGCAAGACGACATTCGCCGCCAGCGCACCGAGCGCGATCGGCATCCTGACCGAGGACGGCGCCGACGCGGTTGACGCGGCCGCCTTCCCGCTGGCCACCAGCCTGGCCGACGTGTACCAGGCCATCAGCACGCTGCTCAACGAGGAGCACGACTACGAAACGGTGTTCCTCGACTCGCTCGACTGGCTCGAGCCCCTGGTGCATGCGCATGTCTGCGCGGCCAACAAGTGGGCCAGCATCGAGGCCGCCGGGTACGGCAAGGGCTACATCGCCGCGGCTGAGGAGTGGCGCACGCTGCTGCAGGGTTTCGAGGAGCTGCGCGCTCAACGGAACATGGCCGTGATTCTTATCGCGCACGACAAGATTAAGCGATTCGAATCACCGCTGCACGACGGCTACGACCAGTACGTCCTGAAGCTGCACGACCGTGCCGGTGCCCTGGTGCAGGAGTGGGCCGACGTCATCGGCTGGGCCAACTACCAGATCGTCACCACCGAGTCGGACGCCGGCTACGGGAACAAGGAAGTCAAGGCCCGCACGACGGGCAAACGAATCCTTCACGTCGAGCCGCACCCTGCCCACATGGGTGGCAACCGATTCGGCCTGAAGAACATGCCCCTCGACTGGGAGGCATTCGCCGCGGCTTTGTCCGCATCTCAAAACGCCTGAACCACAAGGAACCGGAACCATGGCAACCATCAACTTCAAAGCATCCGCAATCCAATTCGAGGAGCGCACGAGCTCGTTCGACCCGCTGCCCGCGGGCGACTACGAGATGATGATCACCAAGTCGGCCACCAAGCCGACCAAGAGCGGCAACGGCTCGTATCTCGAGCTCGAGATGCAGGTCATCAGCGGCGAGCACTCCGGCCGCCGGCACTGGGAGCGCTTGAACCTCGACAACCCGTCGCAGCAGACGGTGAAGATCGCCCAAGAGCAGCTTGCCCGCCTGTGTATGGCGCTGCACCTGGACGACGTCAACGACAGCGAGGAGCTGCACGACACGCCGTTCGTGGCCGAGGTCGGCATCGACAAGAAGGACCCGACGCGCAACGTGATCTGGAACTACCGCGCGGCCGTCGACGCACCCGCGGCCAAGCCTGCAGCACCGGCCAAGCCGGCACCTGCTGCAGCCCCCGCGAAGTCTGCACGTCCCTGGGGTTGAACATGGCGGCGCTGCCTGAAGATCCTCACACCACCAGCGCCGCCATCGTGCGGTGGTATGAGAGCAAGCCGCAGGAGCACCGCCCCCACATGGGGGCCAGCCTGATCGGCCACGTCTGCGACCGCTACATCTGGCTGACCTGGCGCTGGGCCATGAAGCCGGAGTTCAAGGGCCGCATCCTGCGACTGTTCGAGACGGGCAAGCGCGAGGAGCCGCGCCTGATCGAGGAGCTGCGCGGCATCGGCGCCGAGGTCTGGGACACCGACCCGGCCACCAGCGACCAGTGGCGCGTGAGCGCGTGCAACGGGCATTTCGGTGGCTCGCTCGACGGCGTGGCCAAGGGCCTGCCCGAGGCGCCCAAGACGCCGGCGGTGCTGGAGTTCAAGACCCACAGCAACAAGTCCTTCAACGACGTCGTGAAGAAAGGCGTGCAGGCCAGCAAGCCGCAGCACTACGACCAGATGACGGTCTACATGGGGCTGATGGATCTGGACCGCGCTCTGTACATGGCCGTCAACAAGGACACCGACGACGTGTACACCGAGTGGGTGCACTTCAACCGCGAGCGGTTCGACCAGTTGATCGAGCGCGCCCAGCGCCTGCTCGACTCACCGACGCCACCTTACCGCATCAGCACTGACCCCGAGCACTTCGAGTGCAAGTACTGCAGCATGTGGAAGGTGTGCCACGGTGGCCAGGCTGGCGAGCCCAACTGCCGCACCTGCTGCCACTCGACGCCGATTCACGACGCGCAGTGGCGCTGCGCAATGAAGGGCGAGCTGATCTCCGACGCTGAGCAGCGCGCCGGCTGCAATGTGCACCTGATGATCCCGGGCCTGCTGCCCTATGCGGAGCCGGTGGATGGTGGCGAGAACTTCGTCGTGTACCGGCACACCGAGACGGGCAAGCTGTTCGTCAACGGCCCCGATGGCTGCGCGGACCAGGGCCCGGTGTTCTCGAGCAAGGAGCTGCACCGCTGCCCTGGCTCGCTGATCGGTGAGATGTCGACGTTCAAGGACCAGTTTCCTGGCGCGACGGTGACCAGCGGCCGCGTGTTCGCGCCCAAGACCGTGGGCACGATCATGGACATGGAGTCCGACGACCTGGACGCGATCCCGACGAAACCGACGACCAAGGCGCAGAAGGAGGCCGCGGCCAAGCGCACGCGCACTGCGAAGGCAATCATGGAGGGCAAGGTATGAGCTCCTCAACAGTTTCGGGCGCTGCTGATCCATTGCCTTCGGGCGGTGGTGAACAGACCGGGCCGGTATCGGCAGCGCCCACCCTTGCCCTGCGCTTGGCTGATTTGCTGCAAGCCGGGGCAGATGACCCCATGTGGGCTGACCACTGCGAGATGAGTAAACGCACTGCAAGTCTTGCCGCCGCCGAACTGCGCCGCCTGAGTTCGGTGAATGAGGAACTGTTGGAGTCGCTGAAGTACATCGACAAAGAGTTTCGCAAGCACGGACGACAGCACTGGCCGGAAGCGGTCAAAGCCCGCGCAGCCATCGCCAAGTACGAAGCCAAGCAGCGAGGTGAAGCATGAGCAAACACACATCGAAGACGTACAGCATTTTTTCTCACTTGGGGTATTGCCCGGAGTGCGGAGCAAAGGAAGACCCAACCAATGTAAAAGCGCAGCGAGACGAACTGTTGGAGGCGTTGAAGGCGATCACCGCACTCTATGAAACCGACGAAGGCTGTCGCTCATTACCTGAGTACATATCGGCACGCGCAGCCATCGCAAAGGCTACAGGAGGGCAAGCATGACAACACTTCGTGAAGCAGCGACCCGTGCGCTTGAGGCGTTGGAGAACTCCCGCCCTGTGGCAAACGAGGACGACTTTGTTGGCCTTGTGAGGCTGCATGACGCCGCAATCAAGGCACTGCGCACCGCTCTTGCGGAGCCTGTGCAGGATCCGGTGGTGCAGTGCGACTGCGGTGACGAATTCCCTCGGTCAGAATTCGATGGTCAGGGCAAATGCCCGAACTGTTCCAGTGGGGGCGAGCCTGTGCAGCAGCCTGTGGCGTGGCGCACCTTTGATGGTGAGGGTGGGTACGACTACCGCACCTATGAAGACAACGAGAACTACCGCGATGAGTGGGACAGGCGCAATCCAAACCACAAAGGATGGGTTGAACCCCTCTACACCCACCCCGCACCCGACGACACCGCCCTGCTGCGGCAGGCGTTGGAGGCGTTGGAATTTGAATCAGCAGGATATTGCGGTGGTGAGCAAACTGAGAAAGCCCTCATCGCCCTGCGCGAACGACTGGAGGTAAAGACATGAGCTGCACCGGACCATGCAACCAGGGCCGCAAGCCCTGCCCCTGCCCCGAGGCCTGCGGGAACCCGACCTATGACGGAGGCATGGAGCTGCTGGGCATGCTCGTGATCTACCTGATGGGCGTGGCCACGGGCACCTTCTTCACCATTCTGTTTTTCTGAGTGATGAGCAATCAGCAAACCATTGAGCACATCCGATCGC